CCCGCCCCCACGCCTCCCCGCTCCCCGATCCTCAACTCCTCCCTTGGCCGCCTGATCCCGCGCGGGATGGCCCCCGGCGCCCTCCCCTTCACTCCCCCTCCCGCCGAAACACCCGCCGTCGTCCCGCCCGATAAGGATCGCCCATGAGTCTCCCGCACCAGGTCAAGCTGCCGGACGACAAGCAGGCCCTCGCGGTCCTTCTCCGGAAGCACGCCTATCGGTGCGAAGCGGTTTACGCCGCCCGCCGTCTCAACTGGCTTCTGGCCTGGTATTACCTCCAGGGCTACCGCCGCTTCGACATCTTCGATCCCACCACCGGCCAGATCTCCGCCCACTACGTCGACGAAGAGGGCCGCATGGAGTTCAACTCCCACGAGCTCCTCTACCACATCAACCAGGTCGCGGGCCGCATCCAATCCATGGACCTCCGGCCCCAGGCCATCCAGGAGGGCTTCACCCTTGAAGGGATGCGCTCCCGGGCCATCGCCCAGATCATCGACGACTCGGTCTTCTCGGCCGACCAGGTCCGCTCGACCGCCGCCGTGTGGGCCTTCCAGTACGCCTGCCTCGGCTTCGTCGGCATCACCGGCCACATCGTCGACCACCCCACCATCGGCCTCACGGGAGACCTCGAAGTCATCCACCCCAAGGAACTCTTCCCCTTCCCCACGACCACCCAAGACGGCACCAAGGCCCACGGCCTCATGCGCCAGCGCTGGGTCACCCTCGACTATCTCCGCTCCATCTACGGCAAGCGCGTCGACGCCAACCTCGACAAGTTCGAATGGTGGCAGGTCGATCCCGGCGAGCCCTGGAACGACCGCGACGACCAGTCCTACTACGGCGGCCGTGCCTCCTCCTACTCCTTCGACCTCCGCGAGAAACCCATCACCTCCCCCGAGGCCTCCGCCGTCGTCAAGATCCGCGAGCTCTGGACCTACGGCGTCCGGGGCACCGTCTCCCGCTACGTCTGCGCCTCCGGCGACTACCTCTTCCAGAACGACGACCTCGACAGCCTCGAAGTCTACAGCCCGATCGGCACGGCCCGCTTCTTCAACAACGGCACCTTCTACGGCGCCGGCATGTTCGACCTCATGTACTCCACGCACCGCCAGCTCGAACGCCTCTCCAAGAACCTTTTCCAGAACGTCATGGACCTGGACCGCTACGGCATCCTCGTGATGCCCCAGGGCCAGCTCCCCGCCAACAACATCCTGCGCGACGTCGGCAAGGGCCTCCGCGTCATGTTCTGGGAGCCCGACGCCGTCTCCGAAGGTTTCACCCCCTTCCCCATCACCCCCTTCAACACCGGGGACATGCCCGGCCGCGTGGCCCAGTTCGCCCGCGAGTCCATGGAAAAGGTCAACCCGATCCAGGACCTCATCCAGGAGAAGGGCCGCGTCGATTCCGCCTCCGGCCTCCAGTTCCTCGATGAGCAGATCACCCGGGCCCTCACCTCCCCGACCTCCGGCGTCCAGCAGGCCTGGGGCCAAATGTACAAGGCCTCCACCCAGCGCGCTCTCCAGGATCTCGCGGTCTCCCGCAAGCCCATCCCGGTCGGCTCTCTCACCCTCGAAATGGCCGGGGCCGTCATCGACCCCGTGGCCAACACCGTCTCCTTCAACGCCAACCGCCTCCCCGATCTCTCGCGCCTCTCCTTCGGGGTCCGCGACCTCTCGCCCCGCTCCGTCACCGCCCGCAAACAGGAAGCCCTCGAACTCTGGAAGCTCGGCATCAACCAGGACCCCATCGCCTTCCGACTCCTGGCCCTCAAGGAGGGCCTCGACTTCGCCCTCTACGACGACGACGATCGGGGCGCCTTCGAGATGTCGGTCCGCGCCGTCCTCACCCTCTACGGCGACGGCGATTCCCCCGGGCAGGTCATCCTCACGCCGCACACCACACGGCCCGAGATGACGGCCCGGATCGTCTCCGCCTTCATGTGCTCCCCCTCGATGCAGGTCGCCTCCCCCGAGGTCATCAACGCTTTCATCATGTTCCGTGAGACCCTCCTCCAGTGGATGGGCCTCACGATGCCCGAGAATGTTCCCGCCCTGGACGAGGCGGCCGCCATGACGGCCCCGCCCCAGCTCCCGGCCGGTCAACCCTCACCCCAGCCCCAACCCACGCCCCAACCCTCACGGCCCGGCGCCATGATGGGAGGGGACGCCAGGAGTTCCCGATGAAGTTCCCCCGCCCCGTCCTTTCCCCCGACGCCCCGCCGACCGGTGGAGCCCCCGCCGCCACGACCATCGTCCCCCCGGGGGCGCCCGACCCCACCTCCGTCGTGCAGCTCTCGCGGGCCGAGTACGACAAGCTCGTGGGCGCCACCTCCAAGGTCTCGACCCTCGAATCCCGTCTCACCGAGCTCTCCGAAAACTGGGACAAGGCCTCCGTGGTCTTCTCCCGTGAAGAGCAGGACCCCACCAAGCTCATGGCCGCCACCCGCCACGTGCTGGCCAAGGCCGGCTGGACCCCCGAGCAGATCGAGCAGTCGCTCGCGGAAACCCCCGCCCCCGACGACACCCCCACCCCCACGCCCCGACGGGGCGCCCGGACCCCCGAGCCCAATCCCGAGATCGAGAACCTTCAGCGCCAGGTCGAGTCCCTTCAGCAGGACCACACCGCCGCTCGGCTCACCCAGCTCCAGGGCCTTTTCGGGACGGCCGTGTCGGGAGCGCTTGACACCAACCCCGAAATCGCTACGCTTGTGTCGAACCAGGTACGGTTGGCCGACCTCCCCGAGGCCGACGCCAAGAAGTACCGGGAGGACCTCTTCGGCGCGCTCCGCGAAGAGGTCGACAAGACCCTCCGGGAACGTCTCCGCGTCCGAAAGCAGCAATCGGGAAACGCCTGGCGAGACGACTGGATCAGAGAGGAAGCCGTCGAGGCCGCCAAGGCGGTGCACGGCCGGTTCCGGCGATTCGCGGCGGACCCTTCCAAGCTCGGACGGGCCCCCGGAACGAACCCGGACATCGAATCCATCCATGACACGAAGCCGGTGGAAGCCCCGACCTACAAGGCGGGGATGTCGACCGACGCCGCGAACCAGGCCCTCAAGGGATTCATGGTGGACCAGTTCCTTCGCATGGCACAGCCCCCCGCCGGAACCAAGGCCTGACCCTCCCATGATGGGAGGGGACACCAGGAGAATCACTCATGGCAGCTCCCGTTGGATCAATCTTCAACACCCACTCCGTTCGCATCGAGGAAATCCTGAGCAAGGCCATCGCCATGCAGCTGATGACCCAGGATCCGGTGTGGCGTGACACCGTCGTTTCGAACCAGGGCGTCGGATCCGTCGACGAGATGGGCCGCGATCACCTGATCGTGAAGCTCTTCAGCGGTGGCGTCACCGGCGTCATCGAGGCGGGCGGCCCCGGCGCCGACTTCACTCTCTACGGCGACAACTCCAATACGGGGCTGGGCGCCAAGCTCTTCACCCAGGGTATCTCCAAGATGTTCCCGGACCCGATCGGTGGTATGAACCAGGCGACCTACCGCCTGGGTGTGCCGATGCGCTCGATGGTCACGAACATCATGGCCACCCTGGGCGAGATGCAGGCCGAGGCCAACGCGGGCTTCATCGGCGAGACCGTGGCCCCCAAGCTCCTGGGCTTCTCCAACAACCTCAGCCAGTCCCTGTGCAACTACTGGTGGACCAGCCAGGCCTCCAACTACGCCCTCACGACCATCGGCACCGCCGCCACCACCCTCCTCGACACCAACACCACGATCGAGATCGACCTCCAGAAGTCGAACTACGCCGTCAACCGCTTCGTGGTCGGTATGCGCGTCCAGGTTTACAGCGCGGCCCACGCCCTCGTGACGACCGCGTCGCTGGGTGCCAACACCGTCTTCGTCGTCGTGGCCACCAAGCCCCTGCTGGGCAAGATCTGGCTCAAGGCCGTCGACGGCCTCGCCATCACGGACTTCACCGCGACCGACTACATCGTCCCGGCCGGGTCCAAGGGCTCCGCGATCACCCCGTACTCCGAGTCCCCGTACTTCACGGGCATCGCGGGCATCAATAGCTGGATGAAGTTCGGTGACACCAACGGTTCGACCGACAACGCCACCAACTGCCTCCTGGGCGCGGAGCGCGTGGGCACCGCCTACGGCTTCACCCACAACGTCAACGTCAACGTCCATCCGGAGCACGCCTCCATGTACGTCGACATGGGCGGCCTCCCCCTGACGGAACACACGCTCCGCAAGATCCTGCGTCGCTGGCACGTCGCCAAGATGCCCTACGGCCAGTCGATCGACTGCCTCGTGGCGTCCGAGGGCGTGTGGATGGCGTACGAGGCCGAGAGGATCTCGCGCCAGTGGTACGACCGGACGGGCAAGCTCGCGTCCGTGAACCACGAGGGTTCCGAGGAGGGCATGACCTTCTCGTTCGACGGCCGCACCTACGAGGGCTACTGGTCGGCCTGGTGCGAGAACGCCACCGTCTTCGGCTACAAGCGGAAGAACAACTGGAAGCGGTACTCGCCCCGCGACATCAACAACGTCAAGAAGTTCGATAAGGCCGAGTCCTGGAATCCCTTCCGGTTCGTCGCGCCAGCCCTCACAGGCCAGCAGTCGATCTGGATGCCGATCAGCCAGATCCAGAACGGCCGCACCATGGTGACCGAGGCCCTCCAGGCACCGGGCTACCTCCGGATGCAGCTGGTCCCGGACCAGCCGGCCGGTCTCAAGATCGCCAACGTCGCCGAGGACCGCCTCTACGGCACGGTCTAATCCCCACCGGCGGGGGCCCCTTCACCGGGGCCCCTCCCTTTCTTTCCTCGTTCGCACCCTCCCACGGGAGATTCGCCATGGCATTCAGCGGCACCACTCACGTCAGCGCGTTCCAAGGACTCCCCGAAGAGCAGTTCTACCGCGTGTACCATTCGCCTGTGCTCGCCGTGGCGACGCTGGGCGCCGGTAACTATCCGGCCTTCGTGCTCCCGGCCCAGGCCGACCTCGTCAAGATCACGTACCGGATCGGCACGCTCGGCACCGCCGCCAACGACACCATCACGTGGTTCAAGGCGGCTCCCGGCACCGCCGTCTCGGTGGGTGCCACCGGCACCCCCATCACGCCCGATATCGAGCTGAACGGCGGGTCGGCCGCGTACCCCATCGACGTTCCGTTCCTGTCGGGCACCGCCCACCAGAACCTGGCGGCCGGAACCCAGATCGGCTTTGTGGTCCCGGCGGGCATGTCGGGCGTGGCGGACCTCCAGTACGACATCGTGTACCGCGTGGGTCCGTTCTACCGGGCCGACGGGTCGGGTGGGGCAGGCACCGGCAACATCATCCAAGGCAAGCGCTAAACGAAAATCTCGGACGGGCCGGGAGCCCGCCCCAAAGGCGGGTAGACTAAGGGGGTCCGAGGGGGACCCCCTTGTCTTTTCGTCCCCTCCCATCTGGAGACGGTCATGCCCGAGATCGAGATCGTCCGCGATCCCCACGAAGAAGCCGCCAACACCTTCACGATGTTGGGCCCGGCCCACGAGATCGTCCCCTCCCATTGGTACTGGCTGTCGGTGGTGCGTGGG